ATGGATGATCAGCGGGATGGGAATTATTTATGGGAAAAAATAGGACACAGTCAGGAAATTGTGATAAAATATAAGAAATTAATTAACAGGTTGAAAGAGGCTTCGGTATGCTGCAAAAGAGGGGGGCAAATCCAGTTTAATAAAATTGGAAATTGCGAGAAAGGAGAAAAGTATGCTTACAATATTAAATTCAGAAAGCTTATGGATTGGAACAGACATGATACAATTTAATGCGATCAGGGATATCTTGGATCGGGAAAAGATTAAGTACAAATACAAAACATACAATCACTTAGGAGAATGGGCAGGATCAGGAACACTTCGTGGAAACTTTGGAAGTGTGGGGAATCCTACATCACAGTCCATACAGTATGAAATTTTTGTGGCGAGAAAAGACTTAGAAAAAGCACAGGCTGTAATGTGGAATTTGCTTAGATAAAGTAGATACATGATGATAATGAAGAAAGGAAAGATACTGTATATTACTAAAGTGATATACAGTGCCATTCTTTTTATGGTATAATAATTTTGCAATGTTAGGAAATGGCTTAAAATGGTCATTTCCTAACATATGTGTTACTAATTTGTTACTTGTTGAATGGAAATTTATTATTTCAACAAGAGAATAGTAGCTCTCAATTGTTCCACTGTTTTATGATTATAAACCCTATTTCCAACATCTTTAGATTTGTGCCCCATCAGCATATCAATACACTTTCTATTACCACCTGCATTATCAAGGAATGTTTCAAAAGTATGCCTTGCCTCATGAGGCGTTTTCTTTTTCTTTGTTATATAGGCAATAACAACCTTCCATTCTTCATAAAAATCCCCTTTTTTAAATTTAGATCCTTCATCAGTTTCTAAAAAATATTCATTACTTTTCTTTAGCCGATTTTTCACAAACGGCATGATACGAGGATGGATTGGTACAATTCTATTCTTCCCTGAAGAAGATTTGCTTCCGCCTTTAAAATATTCTTCTTCAAGATTGATCTGATCACATGTCATATTTAACAATTCCATTAATCTGAATCCGGTGTAAATATAGATTAATACAATATCTACATTTTTTTGATCAGATATTTTCCACAGAGCTTCAACTTCTTTTTCAGTGAATGGAGTGCGTTTAGTTTCTCCCTGTTCTGTGCTGACAGAAATTATTTGAGAATACATCTTATCTATAATATCTAATTCAAATGCAAAATTATCTAAATGCCACCAAAGTGCTTTGATATGAGATTGTGTAGCGTAACTACGACCACAATCGTCCATGGTTGCTTGCATATGATAAGCTCGTATTTGCCTATATTTCTTTCCGTACAGTTTTTGACAATGTTTATAAGCTGCTTTAAGTGTATATAAACGAGAACTTCCAAGTTTAGGAGCTTTTACTTCAAGCCATCGCTTATATAATTCTGCAAGAGTGATGCGATTGCGATCAATATTCCAAGGGTTATCATTGTACCTGGCTAAAATAATATTTGCCTCTTCACGAGTTGCAGCATAGTCCACCGGGACTTGTCTGCCGTGTCCATCTTCGTCGTATGTAGTGACTTTGATCACATATGGTCGTGATCGATTGCCTTTTAATTTTGTTACGCTGCCATAGCCGTTTGGGTTTCTTCTTGCCATATATCATCATTCCTTTCTAAAAAAGGGTACAAAAAATACACCCTTATCAAATTGTAATTTTGCAGGATGTATGATATAATTCTGGTGTTCAGTCAGAGACATATCATACACTACAATGTTGATAGGTTTCTAAATTCCGTCCAGTTGGTAGCTGGGCGGTTTTCTTTTATTGCAAATCACTTACATTATCAAATAATTTCCAGATATAGTTAGAATATTTTTGATACGGAAAATAATAATTACTTTTTGGAGTAGGAGTTCCGTTTTTGTCAAGGATATTCTTCAGTCGAACAGTTTCAGCGTAAAGCTTTTTCCAAGTCTTTTTGAATTTAGAATAGCGTTTTCCTTGTACAGAATAAACATATTTGTTATAAGAGCTCCGCTTCTTGTATTTAGTATTTAATCTAGATATAGTTTTATTAATATCCATTTTTTCGCCAACTGAATTTGTACCATCTTCGATATAATGATAAATATCACAATATCCATTGTTCCAAACATCTTCACACTGCCAGTCATAAGCATCCCATAATTTATTAGTTATTGATTTATGACTATGAACAGATACTTTACATTTTAATTTTTGACCATTAACTTTTGCAGTAATATAAGCAGTTCCAGATTTTTTAGCAATAACCTTTCCAGACTTTGTAACTGCTACAACTTTCTTTTTACTAGAACTCCATTTAACTTTCTTTTTCGTTCCTTTAATTTTTAGCGTATAGCTATTTTTCTTTGGTAAAGTTATGAATGTTTTATTTATTGTTGTATTCTGTTTTGCGTGTATCGGTACAGCAGGTAACAGCATCATTGCAGACAATGCAACGCATAAAAACTTTTTCTTCATACGCATTCCTCCCTATTTTAATCTTAATTTAATTAACTCCTCATTATATCCAAGTGCACGTGCGATCTGACCAGTTGTGTATTCCTGGTACTCTAAGAATGTTTCATCGGGTACCAGAAGTTCCATAGCAAATTTGTTTGCTTCAATCTCCATCTTACTGATCAAGAGACCAGTACGTTTTCTTAAAAACGGAGTGTTGGCATCAGGATGCATAATTGCATGCCCTAACTCGTGTGCACATGTAAATAATTGATCGTGATCAGAAAGATCATGATTTATATGTATTTGCTTCATGCGAAGCTGTTTATTGTAGTATCCACTAATGGATCCCAATGGTTCAAATATAACCTTTATCCCTAAATACTTAGCAATATCAAAAGGATTATTCGTACCATATTTTTTCTTTAATGCGTTTGTTTTTTTACGAATATCCAATGAACCACTTCCTTTTATTTTCTGTATTTCTTTGGTGTGAACTTTTGCTTAGCATTTATTTTTGCGATTGTGATACTGTTCTGGAGACTTGCTTTTAATAATTCTCTTGTTTCATCATCTAAAGGTTCTCCGGAGAACATCAGTCCATCTTGATCGGATTCTAGTTGATCAAGAGTTTGTTCTAATCGTTTCGCGATATCTTTTTCATCTTTCTTAGTTAGCTCAATGGCTTGATCGGATTTTTCTTCTATTAAATCAGATTTTCCAATTCCAAAATAATCAGCGAGAGCTTGTACGCTTCCCATTCTAGGAATGGATTGTCCCGTACACCAAGTATTAAATGTTTGTGGAATAACTCCAATAGCTTTAGCCACCTCTTTTTGGCTTTTTCCTGATTTCTCTAAATAGAAAGATAGATTTTTAGAGAATATTTTCTTTTGCTTTTCATCTGACATTAAATCACCTCACTTCGTTATTAATATAGTACAATAAAAATTGATTTTTTGCAACTAAAAGTCAAAAATAAATTGATTTTAGTATTGACATCCATTTAAAATGGATTTATAATGAATACAGAAATTAAAGAAAGGCGGTGATGACGTGACAAAGATGAACGAAGGTAAAGCAGTACCATTTCAAATTTCTTTAGCTTCAGCACGAGTTAATGCAGAAATGACACAAGAAGAGGTCGCAAAACATATGCATGTTGGAAAACAAACTATCGTTAGCTGGGAAAAAGGGACTTCTGAACCGAAAATGTCGCAAGGAAGAGAACTTAGTAAATTATATGGTATTCCAATTGACTATATTTTTTTACCTAAGAAATCCAATTAAAATGGATTACTAAATAACCAGGAGGTGAGAAAGTGTGTGGATCTCGAAAAAGAGATGGAAGCAGATGAACAATAAAATTCGAAATATTGAAAATCTGTTAGAAAAGATAACACAAGAAACAGACAAAAAAATATATATTATGGCAAAAAAAATCCTCAGAGAACCAAAGAAGTTATCCGAGGATATAGATTCAATAGAGGATATCGAAAGGTATGTTAATGATTTTATTAATCATTGATGAAATCATTAACAAAGGATGCAATGTCATAGTCATATGAATCAACAATATTGTAAAGACGTTTTAAGGAAGCAATAACTTGATTATCTTTATCTTGAGTAGTTGCGTATTCCATAGAGTTATTAGAAAGCTCGGTTTGAACTACAAGAGAGATAGTTGTTTTTTCTAAGTTAGCAAAAGAATCTTTAAGTAATAGAAAAATATACCCGTCCTTGTAATGAACAAAATAACTTGAGCTCTTATTAACTGTTTGGAAAGTTATTGCGTTTATAGCGGTATCGGAAATATTCAAGTTCGAATTATGTCCTTTTTCTGTTTTTATATCAACAGGACAAGAAGACAGAGGTTTCCAATGGATAGAATTAGATTTTGTTTTTTCGATGAGTGAGTTTAATAATTCAAGATTTTGATTATTCATTATTTACATTCTCCTTTTTATCAAGATATGCAATCAGGTAATCCAAACTGATGCATAAAGATTCTTTTTTGGTTTCTTTAATAGGTTTTTTGGAATAGTGCGTGCTTCTTAATAAATGATATATACATCGAAGAGATGAAATAGACCAGTATTTATTAAAGTAAGAAAATAAAGCTTCTCGCATTTGACTTCGTATTTTAATATTATCTAAATCGTCATCCCAAATGTTTTGTCGAAGGGCCATTAGTGTTGTTTGGATATGTTTTCGTTGTTCATTATAGTCTTGTTTTTGAATTGAAATATCTTTAAAAATACTTCGTGAAAGTAAAAATGTAATGAAACTTACAACACCACCAACGATTCCAATAATGTCAGCAACAGTACTGAGGTTTAAAGACAATTTATCACATCCTTTCGACAAAAATTTTACCATAATTTATAAAAATACACAATTAACAATACAGATGGCTTAATCGCCTATCCGACATCCTCCCCGAAAAGTCTGATTGATGCACATGGTAAGTAAATTTTTCATCGTCGGGTAGGTTGTTAAGCCATCTGAAGAAAGGCAGGTGATAAAGGTGTTCAGGGACAGGCTTAAAAAAGTAATGGTAGATCAAAACATCAATCAAGTAGAGTTGTCTAGAATCTGCAGTGTAAGTAGATCGACCGTCAGTAAGTGGATGTCTGGAGATTCGGAACCGACAAAAGCAAGACGAAATGAGATTGCAGAAGCATTTGATCTTCCAGAGAATTACTTCGAAGAGATAGTAATTCCTAAAAAGAAAATAGAAACGTTAACCCCGAAAGAAGTTGCGTATTTGATGGGAATGGGTGTTCCAACAATCGAAAAAGGACTGATTCAAGGGATTTTTCCATGGGGATATGCAATCCGGACAAGTGAAAATAAGCATAGATATTTCATAAATGCAAAAAAGTTTTTTGCAACTGAAATGATAAGTGTTTGAGAAAGGAGCATGAGATGAAAAGTGAAACAAAAGCCATGATATGCACGGCAGCAGTGCTGGTTGCAATGGGAATTTTTAAAGAGTTGGCAGCGTTGTGCTTGATCACAGCGTTGATTTACGAGGAAGGAGTGAAGAAATTTGATAAACGAAGTTGAGATTTTGAAAGAACTTGATGAACGAATTGAGCTTCAAGGGATAATCGTTGAACATTCATATACTGGAAATAGATCAGGAAATGCAGCGTATGAACAAGGGAGATTCGATGAAATAAAAGCACTTCGGGATTTTATAAAAACAAAAAGTGCCCACGGAGCAGCAACTCCAATGAGCACGGACATAAATAGTCTAACACAAGAAACAGTATATCATAAAAAGTCAGGAATGTCAGAAGAATTTTTAATTAACTGTGACACGAAAATAATAGAAGCAGGATTGTGTCTGGCACTTGGGTATAATGAAACAGGAGAAAAGAAACTGATAGAAGTCAGTCACATGATACTAAAAAGAGTTATAGACAGCGTGACTCCAATGACAAATCATATGGTTCCGCATATGATTGCGGCACTAAGATATGTAGCAGACGCCCTGGAAGAAGAATCGGATGATAATACAAAAAAGGTAGTAGCAATAGCAGAAAAGATGATAAAAGCGTTAGAAATAGACTTTGGAAAGGAAGAAGTCAATGAGACTAACAATGAAGAATCATAGCAGCAATACATACAGAGCATCTCTGATTAGACAGGATAATAACTGTCTGGTTGGGGATGTAGTAAATAAATTAGGCAGATATGAAGATATTTGCGAAGATTTACAGGAACTTGAAAAGATAGTAAAAGAGCATAAAAAAGAACTCACAAACTAAAGTGAGTTCTGATTTTTATCTCTCTATCAGAGAAAATTACTTCATTAATATTATATCAAGTTCTCCGTACAAAGGCAAGAAAAATAGCGGTTGAAATACCGCTGTTTAGACTTGCTAAAGGTATTAAATCTGAGACAAAAGGAGAATGACATGCCATACATAGAAAAGATAGTAACAGCAGGGAGAACAATAGAGATCCAAAGATATTACAGTCACAGGATACATCCCAAGGGATGCAAGAGACAAAAGAAACAGAAAAAGACAACAGAATCACAGAAAAAGATTAATGTCAGAAAAGCGATAGATAAATTAAGGTGGCTGCTGAATGAAAATTTCACAGGTGGGGATATGCACATTCGTTTATCTTATGCAGGTACAAAGCCTGATTATGATCAAATGAAAGAGGATAAAGCGAAATTCCTAAGAAAGCTTCGAGCAGAGTTTAAAAAGCAGGAGAAAGAATTAAAATTTGTCCATGTGTTCGAGATTGGAAAAAGAGGCGCCAGACATCATCATTTAGTAATCAATTCAATAGACAGTAAAACATTGAGGGAATGTTGGCCACATGGGAGTGTCTATGTGAGCTTGTTAGATGATACTGGCCAATATGGGAAGCTGGCATCTTATCTGATCAAAGAAGTAACAGAAAAAGGAGAAAAACTACCGAGAAGATATTCTCCATCAAAGAATCTGAAGATTCCAGTAGCAAAGAAAAGAATAATCCTCGAACGAAAATTTTTTAAAAGAGATCCAAGACCCAAGAAAGGATATTACATTGACCAGCAAAGTATATTTTCAGGATTCACGGCCGATGGGTATCAGTTTTTAAAATATATTCAAGTGAAAATATTGAATCAGTGGAGGAAAGAATGAAACAGATAGACATTTACATATACACAGTGTCACACAGCAGAGGAAGAGGACCAGCGGTGTTTAGAGCTGTACTGGAGTTTATAAAAGCAGATGGAAAACCATATACGTTAAATGTAAATGGTGGGGATATGGAGACAACAATCAACAGAATCACGATTAAGGCAGCAGTAACAGCACTAAGAAGAATAAAACTCAATCAACCTTATGAAATAAGAATTCATGCGGATTGCGACTACTTTGAGCGTATGTTAAAGGCAGCAAGGGTATATGCCGAACATGATTGGAAAACAAAAGCAGGGAAAGAGATCGCTAACGCGGATCTGTGGAAAGAAGTTTATATATTCAAGAAGACAAATCATGTAACAGCTGATAGTGATCTGTTAGAGCGTTATGAATGTAAAGATGAACTGGAGGATAAATTAAAGTTATGGAAATATATGAGTTAGAAGCGTTTTTGGGTGAAATCAAAGATGATGAAAAAGTCGGGATTATGGAGAAGCATCACATTGTATTCAGAAGCCAGGGCGGATGTGATTTTTATTACAACATCATTGAACTCCCAACAGGTCTACATAAAGGGCGGAGAGGTCCGCATATGTGCAGAGAAACCGATGTATTTCTGAAAAGAGGTGTCCAGAAAGCATTATTTGATGAATTTGGCACAGAAAGAAAGACCGCGGAAGAAATCGTGCACTTGTGCTGTCCGATGAATCGAAGAAGCGAGAAGAAATTATATAAACGTCTGGAAAGTGCAAGAAACTATGGTGGCAAATACGAGCCAGAGGATGCAGTACGTGCGATCATGGGCGGTAAATTGTATTAGGAGGTGTGATCATGTTTGACATATATGGAGAGATGGAGACAGCAGAAGAGATCAACGATGTGGCTAGAAGCCTAAAGGAAGAAGGAGAAAGGGAAAATCTGGACAAGCTATGTGCTGAAAACGGCATAGATGCTGAATTAGCGCAGATGTTTTGGGATGGAGAGATTGATTTTGTCACTGATCAGCTAATGGCAGCAGTCGGAAAGCTAGACATGGAAGTAAGAAAGGAAAAGGGACAGAATGGATATTTAGAATCCATTGCCAATTTCTTAAAAGTTGAAGCAGAGAAAGATCAAGATTTAGCGATCGCCATCCGAAAAAAAGGAAAGAAGTTAACAGATGCATACAAGGCAGCAGAGAATGAAGCAAGAAAGATGAAAAAATCTGGAAGCAATTGCGTAGCTATGAGAGATAAAGACGTGTTTGAGATTGTTGGAAGATATTACAAAGAAGGTGCCAGAGCATGAAAAAGAAAACAATAGAAAAGATACCGTTCTTCGGAAAGAAAAAGATTCATAGATTAGGCGACTGCTTCATAATCGATGGGAAATGGATTGACGGAAAGACAAATGATATCAATGCAAGAATCTGCTTAAGGGAGCATGAATATGCAAATTACATTGAAGGTGTCGGATGGAATACAAAATGTTTAGAAAGCTGGTGGAAGTACAGATTTAAAGTAGAATTGGAATTGAGTAAGAAAGAAAAAAAAGAACTATCTGATTTTTACGAACAAAACAGAAGAAAGAATTGGGGTTGGAAAGAAACAGAACCAAACAGACAGATCCAAGAAATTGAAGAAAGGATCAATAGTGAAAAATCAGAAAAGCGTCATGAAAAACGAATGCAGAAGATCAAAGAGAAATCGGAAGAAATCAGACCGGTTACAAAAGGCTTAAGGCAATGGGCAGAAAAGCAAATGGAATCTTATTTGTTTTACAAGGAATCAACAGGATTCTGTGGAAAGTGTGGACAAAAGGTAAAACTAGACCGCAGGAAACAAAAGATAAGACACAATAAAAGAGGAATTTGCCCAAGCTGCAGAAAGAGGGTCATATATAAGGCAGCAGGACTACAATCGTATATTGAAGATTCTATCAAAGTGGTAAGATTCCAAAAAACAAACATCGGAATCGCTGCAATAGAAAGCTTGGTAGTGAAAAATTCGTTTGCAGAAAGCAAAGAAAGCGTAAGAATAGCAGATCGTTTTATATGGTTCATAGAAGAAAATTACAAGTTATTCAATGAACTTGCAGAGGACCCAAGCGAAGAAGCCTACTGGTATGATACAGGAGCAATGAATGTAGGAAAGGCAAGGATTTATCCAAAGAATTTGAAACAAATAATCAAGGATACATGGCTAGAACATAGCGGTATCGATGTCGTTGCATCCTGGAAGGGCAAACAGGAACAGTATGAAATGATCATTGAAAATTATATGCAGCACCCACAGTTAGAACTTGTAATTAAAGCAAACATGCGAAAACTGACAAGGCAATTATGGAGATATGACAGTTTTTTAAATGTGGGCACAAAGCTTAACGAAGTTTTAGGACTTACGAAAGCAAATATGAGAAAAGCAAGAGATTATGATCTTGGAAGAGACGAGATTAGAGTGTTACGAAATGATCCAGATGGAAAACTGACAGACGATGAAATTATCGCATTATCCAATGCAGGGCATCATCTAATAGCATTGAGAACGTTCACAACAATTAAGAAAATAGCGAACTACACACGCAAGGGACACGATGCAGGGATATGGCTGGATTATTTGAAAATGGCACAAGACTTAGGCTATAACATGAAGGATAAAGCTGTACTGTTTCCGAGAAAATTAAAAGACAGGCATGATGATCTGACAAAGATCATGAAGATTCAAGGAGACAATATAAGAGAAAAGAAATATCAGCAAAGAATCCAAGAACTGAAAGCATTGTACAGCTATGAGACGAGCAAATATAAAGTCATAGTTCCGAAGTCTCTAAAAGAGATAGCAGAAGAAGGACGAAACTTACACCATTGCGTAGGAACTTACATAGAAAAAGTAGCTGAAGGAGAAACAGACATTCTGTTTATCAGGAAACAGGGAGAAGAAGATATCAGTTACTACACAATGGAAGTTAGAAACTTAGAAATTATACAGTATCGTGGAGCATACAATAATCTGCACGATAATCCAGTACCGAAAGAAATAGATCAGCTTGTGAGACAATTTCACAACGCATTGATTAAGAGAGTAAGAAAGGCAGCGTAATGGAAGAATATCATCAGATCACACTAAACGAATATATCAGTATCAAAGAGGACATCAAAAGAAGACTTAACCACCTGGCAGAGAGCTTTGTAGCGATCGGCTATAGATTAAAGCAGATCAGAGACACAGAGGCATATAGACAGGATGGATATAACACAATCTTTGAATTTGCAGAAAAAGAACTTGGATTAACAAAATCTCCAACAAGCCGATTCATGGCGATCAACGATAAATACAGTGTTGGTGGAAATAGCCTAGAATTAAGAGAAGAGTTCATTGGTTTAGGGAAAAGCCGACTATCCGAAATGCTAACGATGGATCCAGAAGATTATGTATTGATCACAGATCAGACAAGCATAAAAGACATTCGAGAGATTAAGCGAATGGAAAAGGCAGCAGGAGAGAATGAAGATTTAACAAAGTTTCAAGAGGTCCTAAGAAAAGAGTATGCATCAAAAGACAGAAGAAAAGAGCTGATTGAGATCGCTAACGCAAAGTGCATTGACGATATCAAGGCAGCAGTCATTCCTGAAGGATATCGGTTAATGAAAAAAGGAGTCTTGGTGATCAAGTTCGAAGATGAAAAGATTACAGTTCGAACGATGGGAGTATCCGGAGTGCAGGAGCTAACTTGGAGCGAGATCTTAAATGAATATGATCAGGCATTTGATTTAGGGGTTGCGGATCCATGGAAAGCTACATACGGAGAGATAGAGGAAGAAGTTAAATCAGAACCAAAAAAAGTAGAGAAAAAGCTAGAGTCGAAAAAGCCGACAAAAGCAGAATCTATGCCAGTTGCGACATCGCAACAAGAAGAACAAGTTGTTGGCCAAACAAGCATTGAAAAAGATTTTCCAGAATATCTTCCAGAAGATTTGAAAGTTGAAATTGAGCAGACAAACAAGGTAGAAGTACCGGAAACAGTTATGGATGATCGCAGGCATAAACTCAAATTGGCTAAGATGTTCTTTAATGACATGCAAACAGGCAGAAAGCCGTTTGATCTACAGAAGAATGATCGAGAGTATCAATTAGGCGATGTAATCGAATATAGAGAAATGGACAATGGAGAACCGACAGGAAGAGTGATTGAAAAGGAGATCACCTATATTCTGGAAGGATTCGCAGGACTAAAAGAAGATTATTGCATATTAGCATTAGCTGATATATAAGCGTGAAAGGAGAGAAAGACATGGAAGAATTAACAAAGGCAGTCATTGACTTACAATCTTATGGACTGAAATTGTATACGATCGAAAAGATGGTAAGAGATATTTATAAATCAGCAGAGGAATTAAAAAAACCGTTGAATAGTAAAACTATAAGAAATGTTACTAAATAACGTGCACAATCAGCAATGCTGATTTTATATACCACAAGTAACTATTAAAACGCATAAGAAACAAAGATCTATTAGCCTACTGCCGAAAAGGCAGCAGGCGGAAAGGAGAACAGACAGCTTAGTTCTCTGCCTGATTAAGATTCTTTAGTAACTATTAACAAGTAAAACGATCACAAACATATTTTTTCAGATTCTTTTAAATGTAAATTTTTTTAACGATACTAGATTTAGTTTTTACAATTATTTTTCAAATCACAAAACCCAAAAAAGAATCACAATGAATTATACGATCAGGCAAAAAGAAACAGAACAATGATCACGGATAATGCATTGGCTCAGGTAGAGAACTAAGCTGTCTGAAACAAAAATATGCAGTATACAGAAGATTTTAAAAGAGGAATCGTAAGAGCTCTTATAGCATCAGGAATGTCACGAAAAGAGTTTGCAGATAAAGCAGAAATTGGTGTTGGAACATTAAAAAGATGGGTAGCACAGTACAAAGATGAAGAAGTACCTAAAGTAGATCGTAAAAAATACAGTGAAGAATACAAAAAAAGTATCGTAAAAAATATGATCTATGACGGAATTACCTGTGAGTCGATGGCAAGAGAAACAGGAATCAGCCGACAGTTGATAGAATACTGGGATAGTAAATATCGATATGATGTGATCGATGAAGTTGAAAGAGAAACTTTGCAGAGGAAAAAGAAAAAAGTTAAGAAAGCAACATCATGGCATCGGTACGGATCAAGTGCTGGAAGATACGAATAGGAGAAAGAAAATAATGGGAACGATTAGAGACAGAGTAGGAAAGATTCATATGTACACTCACGGAGTAAGCTTCGGAATTCCAGAGTATCTCGCAGAAAAAGGACTAGATGTAAATATAGAATATGTTGGAGATGGAATGGAAAATAGTGTACTGGCAATCGAAATATTTAAAACTAAAAAAGTAGAAAAGGAAGAAGAACATGACAGATTCAGATAAAGAAGTATTATATGCATGGGAAAGAGATAGAATTTTCTCAGAAGATTATAAAGGAACATTTGATTCAATCAAAGAATGTATTGAGGATGCTAAATCAGAAGGATTTAAGCCTGGACAAATGATTTACATCGGGAAATGTATAGAACCAGATATTAGTTGCGGAGTGTGGTTTGACAGAGTGTTAGAAGATGTACAAGATGCAATGTATTCTGATTATGGAGATAATGCAGAAGATTGGGATTTGTCTGTAGGAGATATAGAAGAAAGACAAGAAATATATGATAAATACGAGAAAAAATTAACAGATCTAGTAGAAGACTATATTAAAGAGATTGGAGCAAAACCTAATTTTTACGATGTTGTAGATATAAAGCCTATTATTATTGAATAAAAGGAGTGATACATAATGGCATATAGAGATTGTCCATGCCTTAAGTGCAATTCTGGGAAAGAAAGAGAAAAGAGGATTGAGTGTAGAAGAAAATGTACACAATTTGTCGCATGGAAGTTAAGCATGCAGGCGATTAGACAGAAAAAGAAAGAAGATAAAGACAAATATTACTCAACGACTAAAAAGAAGTTTTATGAGAGAAAATTAATGAAACAAAAGTCGGGGAGAAAAATATGATGAATCCATGTGAAGCCTGTGCAGAGATAATATGCATGGGCATTTGTGCTGATCAGGTGCAATATAAACAAGAGTATCAGGAGATGACTGATCGGATAAGGCAGCAGATAATAAATCATAACAGGAGGGGAGAACGTGGACAAGAACGTACTGATCCAATATCGTGATATGGAAGAAGAAGTTAAAGATTTAAGGAGAAGAATCACAGAGACTGAAAAGCAGTTCTTCAGAATTGCAGAAGAAGGAACTGTAAAAGACACAGTAAGCGGTGGCATGGGTGGAATACAACATTTTGTGGTGGAAGGTATGCCAGTACCAGAACTTAGCAGAAAGAAGTTGCTGCTTAATAAGCGAAAAGCTATGTTGATTGAAAAAGAGAATGAACTTCTGGGGCTTATGAACCAGGCAGAAGAGTACATAAACAGTATCGAGAAGAGCGAACTGAGAATGATGTTTAGGTTCTACTACATTGATGGCATGACGTGGCTACAGGTAGCATATAAGATGAATCAGTTACACCCTAAAAGGCGAGTAGCTTATACAGAAGACAGTTGTAGAATGAGAAATACAAGATTTTTTCAAGAAAATTAGAAAATGTTCGGTCACGTTCGCAAAAAATAGGCTAATATATAGGATAGAGTGATTAGATGAAGCGATACTTCATATGGATACTCTTCTTGTAAGTTGAATGAACTCGGGTGATCTTCGGACCCCGAGTCTTTTTATGCGTAAATTTAGAAAGGGTGGTAACGAATGAAACAGTATATTGGAACAAAAATCGTTAAAGCAGAACCAATGACAAGAGGTGATTATAACAATTATCGAGGATGGCAGATTCCTGCAGATGAAGATCCGATGGATGAAGGATACTTGATGGAATATGAGAATGGACATGAGCAGTGGTTGCCAAAAGAAATGTTCGAAACTGATTATATCGAATATGACAAAAACAAATTACCGGCAACAGCTGTTGGCATGATAAGTACAGATTATAAAGAACGTTTCAAGGCAGAATATGCTCAGTTAGTAATTCGTTATGAAGGATTAAAGGGAATGCTTAAAAAGTGGGATGATGGAACACTTGAGTTTGAACCAACTTGCCCACGTAGCATTTACAACATGCAGATCAAAGCAATGTCTGAGTATATTGCAGTGCTTGAAGCAAGGGGAGCGATTGAAAATGTAGATTTGATGTCTGAGTAAAAGGAGAAGCAAAATGATTATTACAGGAATGGATCGCTTTCAGAGTGTATGTAAAAGAAAAATGGTTGATTGGTATAACAAGAGCGATAACCCACACAAAGGATCTAACGACGTTCGACCGATTGATCTGAGTAATGTATTTGTTGTATGGAGCTGCAAGACCTTGCAAAATTACAAATGCCTGGTATCTACTACAGTAAGCGGGACGGTATCTATGCAGAATACACGTACAACGGAGACAAACAGGAACTGTATGAAGATGTCTACAAGAAATTAACAAACACTTGTCGTACAGAAGAATAAAAGCCGAGATCACTCGGCATAAGGACCATTAGCTCAGAAGGTCAGAGCAATCAGCTCATAACCGATCGGTCCGGGGTTCGAGTCCCTGGTGGTCCATTTAGTTCAAAACAGGAGGAAACACACATGAAAAAGAAATTTTTAGGAGCGTTGTTAGGCCTGACAATTATGGGAGCAACTCTAACAGCATGTACAGAAGCGGATAAAGTATCCAACAACGTATCACAAGAAGCAGACAATTTCAATGTATTGCGTAGATTTGCAGTGATCAATACAAGAACGGATAAGGTGGAGTTTGAATTAGTTGGAGCGTTTTCGTTAGAAACAGACCGCAGTAAGAAAGTAAAACTTATTGTAGAGACAGAAGATGGAACATATAAGAAACATATCATTGGCATGAATCAAGACAGCATGTATGTGATCGAAGATCTTGGAGGGGCAAAGGTTAATAAGTACAAGTATGAAGTGAATTATATTCCAGAATCCATTGTTCCATTTACAGTAAAGAGTAGTAAATAAAGAGAACGATACGAAAGAAAGGAGTGAGACTGAATGACAGATAAACAGAAAAGATTTTGTGATGAATATCTGATTGATTTGAATGCCACTCGGGCTTACAAAACAGCTTATCCATCAATCAAAAAAGATGAAACAGCAAGAGCGAATGGCAGCAGATTGCTAACATATGCTAACATTAAAAAATATATTGAGGAACGAATGCAAGAACGTCAGGAGCGTACAGAGGTAACACAAGATCAGGTAGTAAAAGAACTGGCTGCAATTGCATTTGCGAAAGCTACAGATTATGCAGAGGTCCGGGACGGACAGGTAATCATAAAAAATACCACGGATTTATCCGACATGATGGTAAGAGCGATCGCAGGAATTAAAGAAGGACGTAACGGCGTAGAAATTAAGCTGAATGATAAAGGAAAAGCGTTAGAATTGTTAGGAAGACATCTTGGAATGTTCAAAGACCGTATGGAAGTATCTGGCCTGGAAGAAGAAAAATCCAAACTTGATGATCTGATCAATCAGATGAGAGGTGGGTAAATGAGCGATGAACGTCTGCTGCTATCAGAAAAGTACAAAGCATTTATCAGATGTGATGCACCAGTAGAGTTCCTGGAAGGCACAACGGCAGCAGGTAAAACGACAGTAGGTCTTTTCAAGTTCATGCTTAAGGTAGCAGAATCTCCAAAGAAACTGCATATCCTTGCAGCAAAAGACACAGGAACAGCAGAAAAGAACATTATCAATAAAGATCTAGGAATCATCGATGATTTTGGTCAACTGGTCGAATATCATGGAAATGGTACGAAAGATGATAAAATACCACATTTGCTGTATCATACAAGTCATGGAGATAAAGTCATCTACGTGCTTGGATATGGAGATAAACAGAAGTGGCAAAAGGCATTAGGTGGTCAGTATGGCTGTCTATACATTGACGAGATCAATACGGCAGATATTGACTTTGTTAGAGAGTCTGCAATGCGCTGTGATTATCTGATGGCAACATTGAATCCTGATGATCCAGCACTGCCGATCTACAAAGAATACATAAATTGTTCCAGACCACTCTCAGAGTGGGAGCAGGAAACACCAAAAGAAATAAAAGATGAGTTGAAAGAAGAACCAAAACCTAGCTGGGTCCATTGGTTCTTTTCTTTTGTTCATAATTTGGGATTACCAAAAGAAAAACTAGACAAGATCATTGCCAACACTCCGAAAGGAACGAAGATCTGGAAGAACAAGATTGAAGGATTGAGAGGAAAGGCAACCGGTCTTGTCTTTTCTAATTTTGACCGAAAGCAACATGTTAAAACCAAAGCATGGTTAAAACAGCAGCTAAAAGATGGAAAGATCAAGATAAAAACCATTACTGCAGGTCTGGATACTTCTTACTCTTCTGAATCGGAAGATACGATCGCTATGATTTACCAGATCATCACAGAAGATCGCAGAGTGATCACAGTAGATGAGAAGATTTACAGCAATGCAGATCTGACAATCCCACTGGCACCATCAGATACGGTGCGAAACTTTGTAGACTTCCTGGAAACAAACCGTAAAGAATGGGGATTCGCAAGAGATGTATTCATAGATTCTGCCGATCAGGCAACGATCACAGAGTTAAATAAACATAAACGCTTGCATGGCAGTGCTTATAATTTCATCCCTGCTTACAAGAAGACAACGATTATAGACAGAATCATGCTACAGATCAGTTGGTTGCAGCAGGATGCGTATTTGGTATTAGATCATTGTGTTAATCACATATCAGAGCTAGAGCGATACAGCTGGAAAGAAGATAAGAATAACGAGCCTGAGGACCGAAACGACCACACGATCAATGCCAGTCAGTACTCATGGCTGCCATACAAGATGCAAATAGGAGATAAAGATGAAATGGGTGGATAATATTATGGAAAAAGTAAAAGGAGGGATTCGCAGTTGGTTAAATGTACAGCCGGCGAATCCCTCAAGAATCAACATAACTGAAACATTGGACTACGAAGCAAATGCAATTAAAAACCGTATCTGGTACAGAGGGGACAGCAACGAACTGGAACAGCTGTACCGACAGCTTGTTATCAATACAAGCCGGCAGAGTTTCTGGGCGGCGAAGTGCAGTCCAGGGATGGAGATCAATAAGATTCATACAGGACTTCCATCGCTGATCGTGGACATGCTCACAAGTGTGACTCTTGCCAGTCTAAACGATTTTGATTTTAAAAAGAAGCAGGATCAGGATATTTGGGATGAGATCGCGAAAGAGAACAAGATCAAGAAGCGACTGGAGAAAGCAACGAAAGAAACTCTGTACATCGGAGATGGAGCTTTTAAGGTCACATTTGATACAAGTCTTTCACAGTATCCGATCATTGAGTACTATCCTGGAGAACGACTTGAGGTCAAAAATAATCGTGGCAGGATCACAGAGATTGAGTTCAAAACGGTTTATGACTATAAAAGAACAGAATATATCCTGCATGAGTATTACGGCTATGGGTATATCAAATATAAACTGACCTGCGATGATAAGGAAGTACCGCTTGATGCACTGGATGAAACAAGAAACTTGCAGAACTTGGCATTCTCAACATACCAGGAAGGTAAAGATGGAGAAGTTAAGCAACGTGGCGAATATATGCTCGCTGTACCGCTTATGTTCTTTGAATCTGGAAAATGGGATAGTAGAGGGCAGAGTATCTTTGATCGTAAGATTGATGCGTTCGATGCCTTTGATGAAGCATTCAGCCAATGGATGGACGCAGTGCGATCCGGACGAAGTAAAGAGTATATTCCAGAATGTTTCATTCCAAGAAATCCAGAAACAGGAGCGACATTACCAGTGAATCCATTTGATAATCGATACATCAAAACAGATTCCAACATGTACGAAGGTGCAAAGAGTGAGATTGTATTGCAGCAACCAGAGATTCCACATGAAAGCTATCTATCAGCATACATAACAGCACTGGATTTATGTTTGCAAGGTCTGATCAGTCCGTCAACGTTAGGGATTGACGTAAAGAAACTGGATAACGCAGATGCACAGAGAGAAAAAGAGAAAGCTACACTTTATAGCAGAAATGCGATCGTAGGCGCATTGCAGGAAGACTTGCAAAGCCTGATCAAGGTAAGTATCAAAGCATACCGTGAACTAAATGGACAGAACAGCAATGATGATGTCGAGGTAGATGTAACGTTTGGAGAATATGCCAATCCAAGTTTTGAATCTCAGGTTGAAACTGTTGGAAAAGGAAGATCACAGGGAGTCATGAGTGTTGAAGCATGTGTGGATGAGTTGTATGGAGATTCCAGAGATGATGAATGGAAGAAACAAGAGGTTGCAAGACTGAAAGCAGAACAAGGAATCATGGAAGTAGAAGATCCGGCGGTCAATACGGCAGCAGGAGATTTTCAGATAGGAGAATCAAATGGTAGTAACAATAATGAACCACTCATACAGAATGAGCCGACAGGAGACGAAAAAGTTCCTAAGACAGATGAGTGATCACGTTCCGTTTGGTATTTATGCGATTGAAAAAAACGGAATCATCGAGATGAGAAAGGACAGGTGCAGCAGCATGTCAAAGCTCAAGGAGATGAAACGAGAATTTAAGAAACGTGGGTATAAAGTGTATTACAACACAGGTGAAAGATGAATGATTACGATATTCAAGAAGCGTTTAAGCGGATAGAAGATGAACTGATCGCATCGATGATGCGTAATATGCAGCGACACCGAGCAGAAGAAACAAAAGAAGGTATCGAATGGGGGATGTGGCAGGCAGAACAGTTAAGAGCTTTAGAAGAGTACCGCAAGAGAAATGCTAAAAAATATAATGGCCAATTTGAAGAAATCAATTCAAGCATTCCTGCGATTATTAGCGAATCTCGAAAACGTGGGTACCTTGACCAGGAAGCACATATCCTCGAAACGATCGGGCAGACATCTGGCGGTTCAGGAGATATCGATGGAGCATTCTTCAAGATTAATGATCGTAAGATGAATGCACTGATCGATGCGACAGTCTCAGATATGGATAGTGCAGAGACAGCGATGCTAAGACGTGCAAATGATCAGTATCGAAAGACGATATTCAATGCGCAGGTATATGCAAACAGTGGTGTTGGTACCTATGAGAAAGCTGTAGACATGGCAACAAAGGATTTTCTTGCTGCAGGTATCCAATGCATCCAGTACAAGAATGGATCAATGCATAGGATTGAGGAATACGCAGGTATGGCAATCCGAACAGCAAGTAAGAGAGCTTATCTTACTGGAGAGGGTGAAAAACGCAAGGAATGGGGTTGCCATCTTGTAATTATGAACAAGCGAGGAAATCCGTGTCCAAAGTGCCTGCCATTTGTTGGAAAGATTTTAATTGATGATGTGTGGAGTGGTGGCAGCAGTAAGGATGGAAGCTATCCACTGATGAGTTCTGCAATGGCAGCAGGACTTTATCATCCAAACTGTAAAGACGGCCATACAACATACTTTCCTGGAATCAGTACACCGCCAGATGATAAGTTTTCAAAGAAAGAGATCAAACAGGTTGAGGAGGATTATAAAGATGATCAGAAACAACAATATGCCAAAAGACAGGAAGAGAAGTTTGGAAGACTGGCTAATTATTCTTTGGATCCAATGAATAAAAAAGTATATGCTTCAAGGCAAGAACAATGGAAACATGTACGAATGCGGACAGGGAACAAAAGCAGTCAGGAATATGCTGAATCAAAGAGACCACTTGCTAATTTTATGGCACTTCCACAAAATAGAGTTGTCGATGTTTTGAGAAAGGAATCTGCGAGTTGGATTGAAAGCCTGTCAGGAAAAGAAAAACACGCAATCGAAAAATATACATATAATTCTGGTGACAGAAAACCCGATCGATTTTTTGAACGATTGAATGGAATGCTTAGAGGTGACAGACCAGAAGATACAGCTCTTGCAGAATATGCGAGAACATTGTCTGTAGCTATACAAAAGAATGAATTAAGGCACGATGTAATTTGTTATCGAAATGTGGATTTAGATTTATATTCAGATTTAACAGATGGTGATATATTTAAAGAAAAACAGTTTATCAGTACTTCAGTAGTAAAGAAAGCAGCGCTAGATAAGAAATATAAGGTTACAATTTATGCACCGAAAGGCAGTAAATGCGCATATATAGAAAAACTTAGTAAATATCCAAAACAAAGAGAGCTATTACTTGACAAAGATAGTTTATTCAAGGTAATATCAAAGAAAGAAAACGAAATAGAATTGCAGGTGATTATATGAAAATGACAAAGGAACAAAAAGAATCTTATCAGGCATATAAAGATAGAATTTCAGAGCCGACAAAACCAATCAAATTAACACAGGAAGAGATTGAACAATTAAAAAAAGAAGGACGTATTTAGTACCACTGATCAGAAATGGTTAGTGGTATTTTTATACCCATTTTTAAGGAAAGGAGGACCAACAATGAAAGTAAGAGTAACTTACAATTATCACGACAGAGAACTTGGTTTTGAAAAACATGTTGGGGATGAGTTCGACGTTACAGATGAAAGAGGTCAGGTACTGATCGCAGCAGGTGTAGCGGAAGAAATCGTTGAACCAGTAGAAGAACCAGAAGCTCAGGAAGGAACTGAGGAAGAAGAAAAACCAAAAAGAAGTACCAAGGCAAGAAAGTAAGAGGTGATCCATAAATCTCGGTAGCAGACGTTCCGTTAAGACGTCTTATTTTTATGCTCCAAACACGATAAGAGGGTAAAAGATGCGTGGGCGGTGACACCGAAGACAATGGATAATTGGGAGACACCCACAAAATGGAAAGGAGCAACAATGAAAAAGAAATTAAACATGAATCTACAGTTTTTTGCGGAACCAGGATCAGAACCAACAGGGGGACAGGGAGAACCTGCACCACAGCCAGGAGCAAATCAGACTCCGCCGGCAACTGATCCATCACAGCCACAGATTGACTACAATAAGATTCAGCAAATGTTGGATGGAACATTAGCAGCAAAAGAAAACACTGCATTAAAAGCTTACTTTAAACAGCAGGGCTTAAGTCAGGAAGAAGCTGAACAGGCAATGCAGGCATTTAAGCAGCAGAAAGCTGCAAATGAGCCAAACATCGAAGCGATCCAGAATGAGGCACAGAACGCGCAACAGATGGCGCAGAAAGCTATGATCGAGCGTGATGCCTATAAGTTATCTGGAGAACTTGGAATCGACTTGAAAACAATGCCTTACGTGTTAAAACTGGCAGACGTGTCACAGGTCGTACAGGATGGAAAGATTGATTTCGAAAAATTAAAAGAAGCATTAAACAAAGTATTGGAAGATGTGCCACAGTTAAAACCACAGGAACAGCAGCAGACAGGATTCCGTCAGATCGGAGTTGGTCAGCAGCATGGCGGAGAGACTGGTGGCAATACACCACAGCAGAAAGCGGTACCAACAAAACGATGGAACCGATTTAATTAGGAGGTAAGAAAGAATGGCATTAAATTATGCACAGGTATGGGAGCCAGAGCTCTTAGAAATCTTAATGCAGGGGACATTAACTTCCCCATTTGTAACTAGTAATGTAAAATGGCTGAATGCCAATTCATTTCACTTTACTCAGATGTCAGTGAGTGGATTCAAAAACCATAGTAGAAATGGTGGATGGAACAAAGGAAGCTATGCACAGACGGATGTACCTTTTACATTGACACATGATAGAGATATATCTTTCTTGGTAGATAAAGCAGATGTTGATGAAACAAATGCCACTGCATCTATTCAGAATATCTCCAGAACATTTGAACAGACTCAGGTCGTTCCAGAAACAGATGCTTTATTCTTCTCTAAAGTAGCACAGGCAGCTCAGAAAGTAGAAGGATATCATAGTTCAACAGCTTCAAGCGACTATACAAAAGCGAATGTGTTTAGCAAACTGAAAGGATTTTTAGGCGCAGGAAAGCTTCGCAGATACAAGGCGAATGGATCACTGATCATGTATGTATCATCTCAGATTATGGATTTATTAGAGTCATCAACAGAGTTTACTCGTAAAATCGAAATGACACAGATCGCAGAAGGCGGTATGGGGATCGAGACAAGAGTAACAGATATCGATGGAGTAACATTGATGGAAGTTGTTGATGATGAAAGATTCTATGATTCTTTTAATTGGGATCCAGAAGGTGGTGGATTTGAGCCAACAAAAAAGGATACAGGCAAGTCTATCACAGGAGCACATAAGATCAACGTACTGATTGCATGCGGACAGACATGCAAAACAGTGCCTAAGATCTCATCCATCTATTACTTTGATCCAGGAACACATACAGAGGGCGATGGTTATCTGTATCAGAACAGAACTTTATCTGATGTATTCGTATTCCCAAATGGAAAAGACGGTAAGGTTGATTCTGTTTACGTTGACGTAGACACTACGGAATATACCGAAGTGTAGGAGGTGGTGCATATGGCACTCGCCTCTTATGCAGATCAGGAGTATTATGAAAAAGTCAGCGGTGTGATCACAACGGATGATCTTGAAAAGAGATTGTATATCGCAAGCCGACACATTGACACACTTACATTTAACCGTATTGTAGCAAGGGGATTTGAGAATCTGACAGAATTTCAGAAAGATGTGGTCCGTCTGGTTGTTTGTAAACAGGCAGATTTTGAAGCAGAGAATGAATCTCTGATCAACAGTGTCTTAAGTTCTTATTCGATCAATGGCGTATCCATGGGGATCAATGCTGGCGGATGGAATGTAACAGTTCAGGATGGCGTGATCATGCGAGCTGATAATTACGCAATGTTAGAGCAGACAGGATTGTGCTGCAGGGGATTGGGGGCGATCTGATGAAATGGCCAGAGTTAATTCCAAAATCAATGTGTCAGACGGGTATTCACATTCGAATTGACAGCGAAGAGATTGGAGAGGAAGGGCAGCCGATCACTCTGATCGATGCAGATTTCAAATGTAATTATCAAGATAAAGCGAAAAGAGTTATGACAAATGAGCAGAAGATCGTACAGGTTACGGGATCTGCTCTTTTTTGTGGAGATATCGCCCCAGATATACCAGTGATCAGTTGCGGTGTCGCAACAGTCTTTGGAGTTGAGAGAGCGATCGTAAGTGGAGAGAAAGCAAGAAATCCTGATGGGACAGTCAATTATACCAGATTGGAGTTGATGTGATGATCCGTTGCAATTCAATTATAAAAATCAACACACAGAGACTTCGGGAGCTTTCACAAGCACAAGTTACAGCACTGGAAAAGACAGCAGAGGCTTTACATGATGAAGTTAAACAAGCTCAGGTCATGCCGTTTGATACAGGAAATCTAATTGATAATACATTTGCCGATTATACTTACAGCAAAATAGGACGTGCGAGGATTGTATCTACGACACGGTATGCCAGGAGACTGTATTTCCACCCAGAATATCATTTTCAAACATACGAAAATCCATTTGCAGGCGGCGAATGGTTTAATCCTTGGCTTCCAGGCGGATTGTATGAAGATTTTGCGCAAAAAGCATTTAAGAAACTGTACCGAAGGGAGAGTGGTGTATGATTTTGTTAGCAGATGTAAAAGACTGGCTGAAAACAGTATTTGAAGCTGATCACTATTACACAGGAAAGTTAGACAACAAAAAAGACAGATCCATTGGAGTGTATCAACGAAGTTCCTATGCCCCAAAACGGTACGCAGTAGGTGGATATAAGAAATATGATACGAAAAGTATATCTGTCTTAGTCCACTGGAACAACAATTCAAAAGAAACAGAACAGGCAGCAGCCGAACTGTTTGAAATATTAGAAACACAGAAACAATTCATGATCAAAGATACAAAAGTAGATTTCTTATCCATGCAGGTTCCTGAGCCAGTAGATGTTGGAACGGATGATAAAGGAATCTACGAACGTGTCATTTGGTTTGACATTTATTACGAAAGGAAGGTAGACGATGAGCGAAACAGCTAGAAGCGGAGTATATCCTTGCTACGAAAATCAGTTTCAGATCGACACTGCAGCATCTGGATCAGAAGCAGCTATGAAAGATATCGCAGACTGTGAAACATTTGATGTGTCCTTTGATAACGGCGTAGAAGAATGGAATCCCTTTGATACAGAAGGGTGGACACGCAGATTAATGACCGCAAAATCCGTTACGATCTCAGTTACAGCAAAACGAAATGTAGGAGATGCCGGAAATGATGCGGTTGCAGGATTGGCATGGAAAAATGGAAGGAATGTAGAAAAAGATTTTCAGTGGACGTTCCCGGACAAAACAGTTGTAAAGTTTGCAAGTGCAGTTATCAATGTGACAAATGTAGGAGCAGGAGATTCTACAGCAGTTGCACCTCTGGAATTTGAAGTACAGAGCAACGGTAAACCAACAGTAACACCAGGAGTTTAGGAGAGGGAAACCTCTCCTTTTTTGAAAGGGAGATAAAATGGGAAAAGTAGTAGATATTACAGATAAGCTGAAATTTGAAGAGAATCCGGCATTAGTGATCAACGGAAAGAAATATGAAGTGAATGCAGATGCGACAACTATGATCGAAGTCATGGGAGAGTTAGGAGATGCAGAAGACGATGTGACTCCAGGGACGATCTCAAAACTTTGCAAGCTGATCTTTACAGATAAAGCACAGAAAGACTTAGCAAAGCTTCATTTGAAATTTGATGATTATACCGTAGTTGTTCAGGAAGCAATTTCATTAATTTCTGGAACCGATGGTGAAGAAGAATCGGGGGAGTAGTTGATCCTGGATATGATCTGTTTGAAGATTGGGACCTGATCGTATCTTCATTTGCGGAGCAGTATGGAATCAGAATCTATTCCAAAGAATTTAAGGAAATGCAATGGCACGAGTTCAAAGCGCTGCTTTGTGGAATAGGACCAGATACATCCTTAGGACGGATCGTATCCATCCGATTAGAAGATGACAATGAAGTGATCAAAGAGTTTACTTCGGAACAAAAAGAGATCAGAAACAAGTGGAGAAGAAAAGCCGCTAAGACAAAGACAGAAAAAGAAACGAATGATTTCTTAGAAACGATGAAACAGGCATTTATTGATATGGCAGGAGGTATAACAAATTGAAAAGATAAAATGTAAGGAATGCGGACAGACATTGATGGTCGCAGAATATGTAAAAGGGGAGATCAAATGTCCCCGATGCAAACAGGTAAATATAGTATGGATCCGCAAAGGGAAGAGCATAGGTAAGCACCGTTGTAGTAGCTAAGCCAGCCTACTTTGTGTAAGACAAGGTAGGTGATAAGTATGGCAGCAGATAGTGCAGGTCAGATCGGCTTAGATCTGGTGATTAATCAACAACAATTTAATAAACAGTTAGGTGGGATACAGAACCTAGCAAAGAAAACAGGAAAGATGCTTGCCGGTGCTTTTGCTGTAAAAGGATTAACAAGTTTTGCGAAAGACTGTATTGAGCTAGGATCAAATCTGACAGAGGTACAGAACGTTGTCGATGTAGTATTTCCAACAATGAACAAAAAAGTAAACGAATTTGCACAAAACGCAGCAAGTACATTTGGACTTTCTGAAACGATGGCAAAGAAGTTTACAGGAACATTCGGGGCGATGGCAAATGCTTTTGGATTTTCTGAAAAAGAATCGTACAAGATGAGTACGGCTCTTACTGGACTTGCCGGAGATGTGGCATCATTCTATAACATTTCACAGGATGAAGCATTTACAAAACTGAAATCCGTGTTCTCCGGAGAAACGGAGACGTTAAAAGATTTAGGAATCGTAATGACACAGACAGCTCTTGATCAGTACGCACTGGCAAATGGATTCGGTAAAACGACCAGCGCCATGACAGAACAGGAGAAAGTAGCCTTAAGATATGCATTCGTGCAGCAACAGTTGCAAAATGCGACAGGGGACTTTTCAAGGACCTCTGATCAGTGGGCGAACCAGATCAGGATTTTATCTTTGCAATTTGATTCCCTGAAAGCTTCAATTGGACAAGGATTGATTAATTTATTCTTGCCAATCGTTAAAGTAATCAACACCGTTCTTGGAAAGCTGATGACTCTTGCAAATGCATTCAAGTCGTTTACAGCAATGATCATGGGCAAGAAGACCAGTGGAGCGTCAGCAAGTCTTGATAAGACGGCGACAAGTGCAGGAAAGGTATCTAACAGCTTAAACAATGCGACAAGTTCCGCAAATAAGCTGAATAAGTCGACAAAGAAAGTTGGAGACACAGCCAAAAAGACGGCAAAGAAGATATCTGGATTGATGGGATTTGATCAGATCAATAAATTGACTGAAACAAAAGGATCATCTGGATCAAAGAGTTCTACACCATCTTCTGGTACAGGTTCTGCAGGCAGTGGAGCATCTGGCGGTACTGTAGATATGGGTTCTCTTCCCAAGGGAGAGGATGAAAAAGCTACGAAACTTGGGAAAGGCTATGATAATCTACGAAAAGCAATTGATAAGCTAAGAGTAGCTTTTAGTGCATTTAGTAAGGTTGCAATAGGTGCTTTCAAATGGATCTGGAAGAACATGCTGGTTCCACTTGGAAAATGGACAATGCAGAAACTTGCTCCAAAACTGATTGAATTATTAGCCGCAGCACTAAATGTACTGACAGCAGTATGCAAAGCATTGCAGCCATTATGGCAGTGGGCATGGGATCACTTATTCAAACCGCTTGCTAACTTTGTCGGAGATGCGATCATCGGATTCTTAGATCTTCTGGTTAAGGGATTGAACGGATTAGCAAACTGGATCAATAAACATCAGGGTGCGGTGCAAAATATAGCAATTGTGATAGCGAGTTTCTTTGGTGCATTTAAGTTAGTTTCTTTTGTGACAGCTGTAATTCCGATCATAACCAAAGTTGCAACTGCATTTGGCACATTTAGAAAAGTGGTTACATTCTTAGGTGGACCATTAAAAGCGATCATCAGCGTATTTAAAAATCTTCCACTGATTTTCTCGTTGATAACAGGCCCTGTAGGAATTGCCGTAGCGGTGTTTGGTGGACTGATCGCAGCTGGATTATTATTGTGGAAGAATTGGGATAAGATTAAAAAATCTAAGTTCGCCAAATTTTTATCGGGCATTGTAACAAGTTTCAAAAATTTATTGAAATGGGTAAAGAAAAATGTTCATCCGATCAAAGCGTTCAAGAAGCTTTGGGAAGGTATTAAGAATAAAAAAGCCAAACTGGAAGCTGAGGTAAAAGAAAAGGTTAAAGGCGCACTTGCATCTTTAAAAGAAAGTTGGGAATCTGTTAAAGATAAGGCTGCATCGTTGGTAGCAGAAGCGAAAGAAAAGGCAGATGGTGCGATTGCAAATCTGAAAGAAGGATGGGATTCCATTCAGGACAAAGCAGCTACATTGGTTGCGAAAGTCGAAGGAGCATTGGATACAGCGAAAGACTGGTGGTCCGATGTGAAACAGAAAGCAGCAGAAAAAGTTGCTGGAGTTGCAGCTAAGGTTCAGGGAGCATTAGATACCGCAAGAGACTGGTGGTCTAATGTTAAGGAAAAGGCAAAAGAGAAGATTGGAGATATTGCAGCTAAGGTTCAAGGTGCGTTAGATACTGCAAGAGATTGGTGGTCAAGTGTAAAACAAAAAGCTGCCGAGAAAGTAGAAGGTATCGAAGCAAAAGTTAAAGGTGCACTGGAAACCGCTAAAGATTGGTGGTCTGGTGTTAAAAGTGGAATTATATCTAAAATTGGCGATATAAAGAAAACAGTAGTTGCCACATATACTGCAATCAAGACAAAGGCTTTTGATTCTGTAAGGAATGTTTTTAATTCATTAAAAGATAAACCAGTTACATTAAAAGCTAAAATAAAAAACTTGGCTTCAAAGGGCATATCTAAGGTATCAAAAGCATGGAATTATTTAAGAACAAAAGCAAGCACAACGTTAGTAGCTAAGTTTAAAGACGTTTTTACTAGACCTTTGAAAGCGGCATGGAATGGAATTGCTGGCACCATAAATGGAGCGATTGGTGTAATAAACAAAATACCGGGAGTAAACATCAAAGGCAGGGTGCCAAAATTAGCACAAGGTGGCTACGTAAAGAAAAACACCCCACAGCTTGCCATGATCGGAGATAACCGCCATCAAGGCGAGGTCGTAGCACCAGAAGACAAGATGATCGCAATGGCTAAAAAGGCAGCAGAGTTATCCGGCGGCAGTAGTAAAGATGATCAGATTATTCGACTGTTAATGGAGCTGATCAACGCAGTTAAATCTATAGACACCGATGTTTACCTGGATGGGAAGAAAATAACCAAAACCGTAAATGACAACAACAACGCAGATATCAGAGCCGGCAAACGACCGATCCTGATCTAAGGAGAAATAAGATGGCAACACTGACATGTGGAAACACTGCATTGCCGGAGCCGGTTGAACTAAGCACTTCAGACGAAATCATCTGGAGTGCCAATACCGAACGGTCATCATCAGGAGATATGATCGGAGAAGCAATTGCAGAGAAAAAGACATTGGATATCAAGTGGGGAGTCCTCACAGAGTCCGAAGTTAAGAAGATAAAAAATAATCTTGTGAAAGGATTCTTTCCGATCACATTTAGAGACATGGGAACAACACATACCATCACTGTATACCGCGGGACTCTTACAAAAGAACATCTGGGGTATATCGGAGATGGTATTTATTATTATAAAAGTGCGAGCGTTCAGATCGTGCAGAAATAGGAGAGATGGAAATGAAGTTAAAAGAGATTATGAGAATCCACGAAGGATTAGTAAAACAGTCAAGCAAAGTTTACACGGCAAAATTAGGATATGCAATTTCTAAAAATATGAAAGCATTCCGAAAAGCGATCGAAGAATATGATGAAAACCGCCTTAAGATCTGTGAACGATACGCAGAAAAAGATAAGGACGATAAGCCGATCGTGAAAGAAAACCAGTATGAAATGACAGATGAAAGCAAAGAGATTGTAAATGAAGAAATCAAAGAACTGCAGGAAGTGGATACTGATATTGATATCATGAAAGTTTCATTCGCAGAACTTGAACGATGTGAAAATGCAGATCGCTATGACATCCCATCTGTTGCAGATATTGAAGACTTGATGTTTATGATCATAGACTAGCCGGAGGTGATGCTATATGTATCAGGCAAGTAAAAAATTTGGCGATGCAATAGCAGGGTCAAACAGAAAATTTAATACAAGGCTTCTGGAGAATGAAAAAGTATTAGTAGAATCTGTAAAGAATTTTACAATAACGTCTGGTGCGGAAGAAATAACAATCGGGAGTGCGGTGGCAAGCTATGTTCAGGCAACGATCGAGAATAAAGGAATTGCATTGTCTGGAAAAGAAGTCAGCTTGGAGATCGGCGTGGAAGTCGATGGAGATATGGAATATATTCCGATGGGGTTATATACGATCCAGAATCCCAAGATTGAAAGCAACAAGGTTACGTTTACCGCATATGACAGATTAGCAAGCAGATGCAATGGGGCATATTATTCCAAATTAGGATATCCAGTTGATGCAGTAGATATATTGGCTGAAATCAGCACGATGACAGGTGTGGCGATTGATACATCTACATTACAGCGAGGAATCCAGATCAATCAAAGAGCGATCATTGAGGAGAGTGATTACAACGAAGAAACCGAAGTGATCACAACATATGTAAATCCTTTTGATGGATATACATACAAAGAAACCATCGGATTTATCGCAGGATTATTCGGCAAATTTGCTATATGTGGAAGAACTGGAATGATCGAGTTTCGATGGTATCAGGGTATTGATTACGAGATTCCAAGCAATATATTTTATAACGATCTGCAAGAAACAGAAGAAAGTTTCAGTATCAAAAGACTGACATGTGATAACTCAGATCAGACACTTTCATCTGGATCAGGAGCTACCGGCATAAGTATGCAAAATCCGGTTATGACACAGGGTATATTAGACGGTGTTTACAATACTGTCCAAGGCTTAGTATTCACGCCTGCAGCATTAAGGTTTATCGGAGATACGAGACTTGATATCGGAGATATTGTTACTGCTGTAAAAAATGATAGCACGAAATTTACAATACCGATCATATCATTGATAACAAGTTATGACGGTGGATTGATGCAGACAATTGCAAGTTATGGGAATACCGCCGAGGAAGATGATTCTGACACAAAAGGTCCTATAACCGAAATGGCAGAACGAGTTGAGTACGAATTAGCGTTTGTAAAAAAACTCATGGTGGATAATCTGACAGCGACAAATGCAACGATTAAGAATCTGTCTGGAGATGTTTTGAAATTCAAGACAGGAGAATTTGAAAATCTTAAATCAGATGTAGCATCTTTCAAAGAAACAACAACGACGAATCTAAATGCTGCAAATGCTAAGATAGAGAACTTGGAAGCAAATACTGTAAAGACATCCGAACTAGAAGCAAAAGTTGGAACATTTGGATATTTGAAAGCTACCGATGCAAGTCTTACATATGCGACGATCACAAATCTAAAAGCAGAGTCCGGAAAGATTGACGATCTACAATCCGATTACGCAACATTCAAAACTGCAACAGCAAATGACTTAAAAGCCGCTAATGCAAACATTCAAAACTTGACAGCGACAAAAGCGACAATCACGGATTTAAACGCTGCAACAGCAAAGATTAGCGTACTGGAAGGGAATTACGCTAATCTGAATACACTTGTAAATGGCAACTTAACATCTGCTAATATCCAATCACTTACATTAAATAGTAAGAACACAACGATTGAAAACGGTATGATCAAGAATGCAATGATTGAGAATCTAGCATTTGATAAGATCACAGGTATGGATATTAATACGACAAACTTGACCGTGCATAGTAGTGACGGTAAGTCAAAATGGACCGATAACACGATCCAAATATCTGATGCGAATCGAGTAAGGGTACAGATTGGAAAAGATGCTTCGAACGACTACAGCATGTCTGTCTGGGATAAGAATGGGAATCTGATATGGGATGCACTTGGAGCTACAGAGAAAACGATTCAGAGAAAGATTATTCGAGATGGTATTGTAGCGGATGATGCAAATATTTCTGGTTCGAAACTGGATATTAACAGTGTGATCAAGGAAGTGAATGGTTCTACGACGAAACTGAAATCTTCTACAATCGTTATGAGCGATAAGAACCAGACGTTAGATATTATATTTAATGAAATGGAAACAACCGTAGCGGATAATCTAAGTAGTGCTAAGCTGTATACGGATGGTAAGTTATCCGATGCACAATCTCAGATCGACAATATCACAGAGATCACAACATCTCACACAACAAGTATCAGTACGATGCAGGGACAGATATCAAGTCTGATTTCCGAAGACACGACGATCAAAGGAAATTATGACACTCTTGTGAGTAAATATAACTCGACTGTACAAACTGTAAACGGTATGAAAACTACGATTGGAGAACATACATCGAGTATCAATAATGTATCTAGTAAGATCACAACAATCGAAGCAAATTTAAGTGGTATAACGACAAGAGTATCTGCTTCAGAAGAGAAGTTTGATAATTTGCAGATTGGTGGAGTTAACTTAATTAAGAACTCTAATTTTGCTGATGGTGTTAATAAGTGGGCACCTACAGGTATCACATATGCAGTTGAAACAGATTCTACATATGGACATCATATTAAATTTTCTTCTAGTGTGGCGGGTGATTCTGATCATAGATTATTTTCCGACCTAGGTAGTAATTTTAACCATGTAAAAGATACAATGTATACGCTCTCTTTCTATGCCAAGGCATCTGCTAACACACAAGTACAAACAAATGTCGCTTGTGCTACTAATAAAAACAATTATTCTCTTACAACATCATGGCAAAGATTTACTTTTACATACCAAGCATCAGCCACAGGATCGTTAACATTCTGGGCAATTGAAGCTAATAAAGACATCTATTTAGCAAATATTAAACTCGAAAGAGGTAATAAAGCGACTGATTATACAGTTTCTCCTAAGGATACAACGGATGCTATAAACTCAGCCGAAACAAAAGCCGAGCAGACAGCCACAAAGTTTAGTTGGTTAGTAAAATCTGGAGACAGTGCAAGCAATGTGACTCTAACTGATCACATGTATGATGTTATTGCACAGAATATTAATCTAACTGGAAAAGTTACTTTTAGTAGTCTTAATGCTGAAGCTCAGAAGAAAATCAATGACATTGATACGAAAGCAGGAAACGCACAGACTTCTGCTAATAATGCATTAACAAGTGCTAAGCAGTATACTGATAATGCTGTGGGTGGAGTTGAGGTTGGTGGAGTTAATTTAATATCAGATACAAGAGACATGAAATCTTGGGCAAAAGGTGGAAAATTAACAATTACTTATGATCAGCTTGACATAAAAAACAATACAAATGCAATAAAAGTAGTAAATAGTGAGAGTACAGCAGGTAATGCTTACTTAGAACCGCCTAATAGAGGACCTTTAAGTTCTGGCAAATACACAGTGTCATTTTACGCAAAAACTGATAGTACCTCTGGCGCAGACGTATCAGTTTTACTAAATAATAAGTACACAAAGACTTTTAAAATTAATAATATTTGGACGCAATATATTATAACATTTGATGTTGCCAACGATATTCCTGTAACTAATAATTTCTTTTGGTTTAATTTTTTCGGTACAACAGAACCAATTTATTTTTGTTACGTAAAACTTGAAAAAGGCAACAAAGCGACCGATTGGACACCAGCACCCGAAGATGTTTCCAAAGATGCAACAAACAAAGCAAGTCAAGCACTTACAGACGCCAAAAACTATTCATCAAGTGCTGTAAATTGGGTAGCCAATAATGGTACAAAATCTCAAAATCTCTATTCCATGGTCTCAAAATGGACTGACGGAGCAGTAAGCGACACTACGCAGATTAATGGTGGATGGATTAAAGCAAATACTATTACTGCTAGTAAGATAGCTGTTGGTGATTTTACGAATTATTGCCAGTTAAATAAAGACACCGCATCTTCTTATGGTTTTACAGCTACAGATGATACAAAAGGAGTTTGGTTTACTGCTAGTCCGATAGACAGAGATAAGGATATTTCTCAATGGTTTACATGTGAAGGCAGTCAAAAATTATATGTAGAATATGATTTATCCACCACTGTGAAAGGCAAAGTTAACGCTTCTGATACTGGCACTTCTTATTTAACGTCTGGAATTATGATATTTGCTGCTAACGGTACCAAAGAAATTATTTCATATACGAGATCAAAAGGTGTAACGGCTACATCAGACGGAACAGTTACACATATTAGTTTAGTTGAAACATTGCCAGCTGACGCAAGATTTTTTAGGGTTGTCTTACAAACTGATGGAAAAAGAAATACATTTTCTGGTACGTTAAAGATTCGTGACCCGCAAGTTAGAAAAGCCACAACTGGGAAATTGATCGTAGACGGTTCTATCACAGCAAATAAAATCGCAACAGATGCTATTAAATCAAGAGGTTATGTAGCTAATTCGACAGGATCATTCTTAAATCTTAAGGATGGTAGTTTTGATAGTAAGTATTTGAAGTGGGATGCTAGTGGAAATATCACAGCAAAAGGCGGAACAATCGGTAAATACAAAATTACCGACCAATGGCTCATCACTGGAAGTGGCTCTACGTGTACTGGTATCGGCGGTAACCAAGCATTTTGGGCAGGTGCAGATAGTAGTGATTCAGCTCCGTTTAGGGTTGGGTATGATGGTAAATTTGTATCTTCTAATGCTGATATTAGTGGAAAAATCGGTGCTACGAGTGGAACAATCGGTAAGTATGAGATTACTGATACATATCTGAAAACTGGTTCTGGTTCTACATGTTCTGGATTCGGTAGTGATTATGCTTTTTGGGCAGGCAATGACGAAGCCAAATATGCACCATTTAGAGTTGAGTATGATGGAACATTAAACATAGAACATATAACAGTTCATGGAAATCAAGAGGACGTCTATATGAAAATTGGAAAAGATTTTCTCACAATTCAAGACGTTAATACATCTGCTCATTTTGGTTTGGACGGTTTTGATTTTGCATGGGCAAACAGCCGTATAAGAACTGGAGATCAGGGAATAGAGCTTTATGGTGATACACCGTATATTGACTTTCATTATAATAATTCATATGCTGATTACACTTCTAGGATTATAGCTCAAAGCAATTGGGATTGCTTAAGTTTTACTGGGTCTATACTGTTAGGTGGTTATATTTATAATTCTTCTAATGGTCATTATACATGGGATGGTAGAACCGATGCATATTTAGGTTGTGGTAATTATAATAACACTAACAATATTTATTATTACGCTGGATATCATGCGTTTTATGTAAACGGAGATTCTGGTAGTGGTATGATGTATATCGAAACATCTGGAGTAAGCTCTCGAAAAGGATTCAGGAACTCTTCAGATGAAAGAATCAAAAAAGACTTTAAACATTTTGATGATGATTTCATAAATTCATACATGCAATTAGAACCAGTCAAGTATCGATTTAAGGATGACTCAGATGATAAATATCATATAGGGTTTAAGGCTCAGAATGTAGATAAAACTTTAAATGCATATGGAAAAAAATATGATGAGCAGTTTGGAACTTGCGTAGCGTCACATATAAATCAAGATTATGCTGAAAAGGCATATGGTATAAAAGATATGAATGAGGTATATACGCTAGCTTACGATGAATTAATCGGAGCTAATACATTCATGATCCAAAAAACAAGAAAAGATCTACTATACCAATCCGGCAAAATTGATATACACGAAGCGATCATCAATGATCTGCAATTCAAAATAGCAAAAATGGAAAAGAAAATAGAACAATTAACTAAGGCATTAGCTTAACTGCTAGTGTCTTTTATTTATAAGAAAGGAGCATAACTATGCTAGAAACAAGAAAAAGTACAACACTTACAGGAACAATTACAGTAAAGGATGGGGATGTAGATAAACAGGTGGTTTATTTATCCGCAAACGTAACAAGTGATGGAGCAGGTAACGATAATGTAAACCAGACAATCCAGGATCGCAATCTTTACAAAGCGAATAAAGTGCAGATCAGAAAAGATATTGCAGAGTTCACAAATAAGTTTTATGAGATTCAGGATGCAGAAGCGGGAGAATAATTTCCCATTGATACTATGATAACAATCTAAAAAGAGAAAAGGTAAAGCAAAAATGAAAAATTTTATAAAAATTCGAGCAAGACCCTAAGAGGTCTTATTTTTGTGTGCAAAATAATAATTTTCTGACAGAAGAAAGGAAAGTGAGGTCATGAAGAAAAATATGGAACAGGCAAATTATTTAAAAGCAATAGTAATAGGAATTGGATCCTTTCTTACATCAATATTAGGAGTACTTGCAATTCCTACGGTGCTGATGGTAGCAAGCAATGTAACAGATTACATTACAGGATTGATTGCAAGTAAATTCAGAGAGCAAGACATTAATTCCTACAGATCAATGAGAGGAATATTTAAAAAGGTGGGCATGTGGTTGCTTGTAATTGTTGGAGCAATATTAGATGTGCTATTGGAATATTCACTAGCAAATTTAGGAATAAAAATTCCGTTCTCGTTTCCAGTTGCAAGCATTGTAGAAGTATGGATTACATGCAATGAGATCATATCAAATTTAGAAAACATTCAGGATATAGGCGTAAATATTCCTGGTTTTTTAAAACCGCTCGTAAAAAATATTCGATCACAGGTAGAACATCAGGCGGATATTTTGCAAGAAGATCAAGAAAATAGGGAGGAAAAATAA